AGTTCTATTAGATTCTCCATCTTTGTACCATATATTACAAAGTTTACCATTAAATTTTTTCCATCCCATATACTCCGCTATCACCTCACTCATTTGAGCGATTTGTTCGAGGGTTAATTCTGTGCTATTACTAGTTGTTACTGTTGTCATTGTTAGTTAGCTTTAATTCTTTATAATAATTTAACCAAAAAGCATTTAGTGCTTTTGCAGGGGATTGCCCAAACCCTACTATACAATTTCTTTCTGGTAATTCACCATAAATACAACACCATTGGTTACCATCAACAATTAATTTAGGCTGCAACATTTTAAATAAAATACTTTCTGCTTCCAATTGTATATTAGCAATTAATTGTTCAACTATACACTGCTGTTGTATTCCTGTTAGTAATTCCATAATATTCTATTTTTCACTTGTTATTAAATACGGATTCTTATCACCTAATGTTCTAGGGTCAATTGAATTAATTGTATCAGGAAATATATTTATTCTACGGGAGAATAGATATTGAAATAATAATAGTTGATTGTCAATTAAGTAAAAACGTTTGGTGTCAATCCCATAAAAATAAAATGATTCACAATCATAATAAAATTTACGATAATGATAATTTAATTTATTACCTTCTATCACATAATCAATAGTATCATTTATTATAAAACCCTCAATCTTTGCCAATTCTACTAATGGTATTTCTTCTACACCTTCGTGAATTATTGTTTCTGTGAGGCATGATAGAGGGTATAATAATATTTTGTTTAAATTTGAATACCCATCTCCCAAAGTACCATCATTAAATTGAAGTATATTACCACTAATACTATTTAAAGTTAATATAGTATTACCATCTGGTCTAACTACCTTTACCTCACTATTCAAGTAGTGTATTAAGTTGTTATTTGTGTTCATTTTCTAAAAATTTACTGATTAATTAACTTTACTGTTTCTGGATAAATTTCGTAGCGTTTACAAAGCCTTTCATCACAAATAAAGTGCTTATCTATAATGTTATCGTAGTGATAATATCCTGTAATTTGTAGTTTTATATCTCCGACAATTACTCCTTTAACTAATAGTTGTGTTTTAGGATTGTTCATTTTCTAAAATTTTAATTACTTTTTTTGTTTCAAAAACTGATTTGCGCAACCACGACTTAGCCTTATCATTATTAGCCTGTTTAAGACGTTCATTTCTAATTACTAAGCGTTGCCTATAGTGTTCTAAAGTATTGGCATCGTGAGTGCCTAAGAAGTCATTAGCGGTCATTTGATGAAGGTTTGTTGTCTATTAATACTTGTTTACAATGTTCGATTTGCTCATCAGTTATCATAGTTCCACTTTCTAGGATTATTATAACCGCATTGAGATTCTGCCAAATGTTCTCACATTTTTCAAAAATGGTTAATTCCAGCTTGTTCATATTTTCTAATTTTATTTGATGCGAAGATAGAATAATATTTGAATAAAAATGAAAATAAAAAAAATATTTTTAAAATAAATGAAAATCAAAAAGAAATTACTATATTTGTAAAAAATTAGAAAAGATGAATAAGCATGATTTAAAAGTAGGAGATAAAGTAACGTTTATAAATAAGTTGAATACCACTATAATAAAGACAATTACTAGAATAGAATTTAAAAGCGTTTATAGCAATAATTGTAGAGAATCTTGGAATACAGTTAATGACTTAATAGATAATTATAACGCAACTATTATACGCAATTAAACAAACAATAAACATACATGGATAGTAGACAGTTAGAGGCTATCAAATTAAAGATAGCGGATATTAAGGCAGAGGTTAATGCAGAAGATAAAAAGGAACTTGTAGCTAATGGCATTTGTAGTATGGGTACTATAGATACTTATGTAACTAAGGGCGATGCAAAGGATTTTACCCTAGCTAACAAAATATACAAGTTCCTTAATAAAAGAGTAGAATATCGTTTCAAACAATTAAACAAATAACAAAATGCAAAAAACAAACTTAGAATTAGCACACGAAACGGCAGCATTAATAGGCTGCATTGAAGACAACTTTAGCCTATTTGATGGAATGGCTATTGATAAAGAGGAACTCATAAAAGAGTCATTATCGACAATTCAAAAAAACATTGCGCAACTAAATAGTATCTATAATTCGCCATTGGTTGAGATGATGTCAGTTGTGGAATTAGCGGAAGAAATTAATTAAACGATATGCTTGCTACAATAATAATCGCTGCCATCTTTATATATGACTTACGCCTAATGAGTAAGGCTCATGTAATTGATAGTAAAGAGGATTGGTTTTAGAAAAAATAGTTTATTAACATTTACAAAATGAAAGTATTAAACTTATATGCTTGTCTCGGTGGTAATCGTTACAAATGGACTGATTGTAATGTAACAGCAGTTGAATTAGACCCAGTACTTGCATCATTATATCAAGAACGTTTCCCAAATGATACTGTAATAGTTGCCGATGCTCACCAATATTTATTAGACCATTATAAAAAGTTTGATTTTATTTGGAGTAGTCCTCCGTGTCCGAGTCATAGTAGGGCTAGATATTGGAGTAGCAGTAATTATGATACCGCTACGGATGCTGTTTACCCTGACATGAAATTATACGAAGAAATATTGTTTTTACAACATTATTTTAAAACAGGTAAATATGTAGTTGAAAATGTTATCCCTTATTATAAGCCTCTTATTGAATATCAAGAAAGAGATAGGCATCTTTATTGGACTAATTTTAAATTGCCAAATAATATTAGCTCTCGTCATTTTGATGGGATGTGCCAAACAAGTAATGAGCTTAAAAAGCTTTGTAAATTTCACGATTACGAATTTAAAAAATATGTAGATATGGGTGGGAAACAAATTGTTATTAAGATAGCTAGAAACCTTGTAGATTATGAAGCAGGGCTAACAATATTTAATACTGCTAGAGGAATAATAACAGCTAATAATACTAAACAACTAACACTATTATAAATGAGCAAACACACCTTTCAAATAGGCAACAAACTAGGCGGCAATAAGCCTAAGCCGTATAAGACTAAACAGATAAGGAAACACGTACCAGAGGATATTTTTAATGAAGTGATAGATAATATTAACGATACAATAAAACAATGGAAACTTTTGAGCGGACACAAAAAAAGCAAATCACTAAAAGCATTGAAAATGTTAAAGGGATTACAAAAATCTTAAAATTTCATTAAAAGATTAGCGTTGTGTATTTTGGTACTATTTAACATTGTATATTTGTAGAAAATTAGGAAATATGAATACGCAAGATTTTAAAAATAAAATTGAAAGTATATTAAACATTAATATTAAAGAAAGAGTAAAAATAATAAATGCAGGCACTTCTTTTGAAAGCATTGGTATTATTTACAAATTATCTTTTAAAGTTGGTTATGACTATTCTATTTCTGATTTACAATTGATGCAAATGATTGACTCCAAAATAAATGTTGGGTATTCAAATGACAAAATAACATTAACAAAATACAACTAACCCCATCACAGGCGGCTAACTACCGCCTTTAAATTTTTTCATTAATGTACACACAAAAACAATGGACAGAAACAAAGCAAGCAATCGCCATCATAATAGGCTTAATCCTAATGATGTTCGTATAATTAACACGCTACTTAAAGTAGCAATACCGATAATGTTTTTTTTAATAATGGTACAAAAATAAAATTAGAAATTATGCAATTACTGAAAGCAACTAGAAAAAAAGTTAAGTTAAGATTAGGTTTATCAGCCGTTAGCGGTGGTGGTAAAACGTATAGTGCAATACTATTAGCAAAAGGATTAGTAGACGGAGACCTTAGTAAAGTAGCCGTTATTGATACAGAAAACAATAGTGCATCATTGTATAGTCATTTAGGTGAATATAATACTATTGAATTAACTTCCCCTTATACCCCTGAGCGATATATTCAAGCTATCAAAGTTTGTGAAGATGCTGGAATGGAAGTAATTATTATTGATTCTATTACCCACGAATGGGATGGCAAAGGCGGTTTATTAGAAATACATAGCCAAATGACAGGTAACAGCTTTACTAATTGGTCAAGCCTAACTCCTCGTCACCAAAAGTTTATAGATAGTATTTTACAGTCCAAATGTCATGTTATAACCACCGTTCGTCGTAAGACTGAATATGATATGCAAAAAGATAGCAATGGTAGGACTAAAGTAGAAAAGTCAGGTTTAAAAGAAGTAACTCGAGAAGGCTTTGAATATGAGTTAACTATTAACTTTAACTTAGACGAAAAGCATAATTGTACAGCGTCTAAAGACCGTACAGGGTTGTTTATGGATAAACCTTTCTTTACTATCACAGAAGAAACAGGCAAAATGATTAAACAATGGTGCGAAAGTGGTGTAGAAGTACCTAAGCCATCTATTACACCTCAACTTTTTAAAAAAGCAATTGAACGTATCAATGCAGGTGAAATTGAATTGATAGCAAAAGCTAAGTCTACTTATTCATTAACAAAAGAACAATTAACAGAACTTAGTAATGCTTCAAATTGTTTTTTAAAAGATAAAGATGAACGTTACAATTTTAACGCAGATATAAACGGTTAAATATGATACAGTTACAGCAACAAGAAATAGTTAGTCAATACTTAGATGAAGTAGTGACAGGCAAAAAACAAAAGCAGTCCACAAGTAAGTGGGCTGCTAAGATTGAACTATCAAAACAATACTCACAAGATGAGTTAATTAATAAAGAAACTGAATATTATAACAGACAAAATAGGTACAATGAAAGCAAGTAAAGAATTAGTGCAGCATATCAGCACACGCTTTTGGGATAAGTCAAATAAAGAAGTAGCACAATGTTTAGCAGATTTTAAAGGGAAGTGGTTTGAAAGTGAAGATGAAGTATTGCCCACTAAAATAAACCTAGATATTGAAGAACCTAAGCAGCGTGATTGGACGGGGGTTAGGTATAGGCATAAAAGTACTGGCGAAATAAGGAAGATAGATAAAGGTAGCTACTCAGAGGATTACCCGTATTCAATATTGAATAATAGTGTTCATTATAAACAGATTGAAGTTGATAGACTATTTTCAGAAGGCGCATGGATTGAACTACCATCCGAAACTGAACAGCATACTATACACGCTGAAAAGCCTAATGATTTGGAATCGAGAATTGAGGCGTTGAATAATAGGATAATAAACTTAGAAAAACGCTTAAACATTCTATAATGCATACGGCGAAAAGGATAAGCAACGACCCGAACTTCATCAACACATGAAAACAATACCTAGTAATGGAAAGCTAGTCGATTGGGATAGGTTTCTGCCACTAATGAATATTGACACGGGAGAAAGTCGGCAAGTAAAATTGAAGTTAAAATCGTAAAAGTTGATAACAGTAAAAATAAACGCTAACACCATCACAATATCGGACGACAGAAATACGCCGTTTATTGAGGAAGTGGTGATAACGAAGGAAGAATTAAAATTAATAAACAAAAAAGTAAGGCTGCTTAAAAGCCGTGTTAAAAATGATAAAATTACTCGTAATCGGGAATCTAACAAAAGACGCTACTACTAATAAAGTAGGCGAGCGCACAGTTATCAACTTTACAGTTGCACATAATGAAAAGTATAAGGATGCAAGCGGCGAGCATAAAAGTAAAGTTACTTACGTTGATTGTGCATATTGGTCGGAAAAAACTGCAATAGTGCCGTATCTAAAAAAAGGTACACAAGTATATTCGGAAGGTAAGCCAGAAATAAAAACGTACAGTAAACAAGATGGATCTACAGGTGCTAGTTTTATCTGTAACGTTTCCACCGTTCAACTTTTGGATAGCAAACAAGACGCACAACAGCCGCAACCACAAACTACAGCACCGCCTACATCACAACAGAGTGCCGCTAATTCAGCAAAGATAATTGAAGATGAACCACAAGATTTACCATTTTAATCTATTCACCACGCTGCAAGTAATACCGCTTGCAGCTTAACTATACCTTATGTATCAACCTCCTAAGCAGTTTACCTACTACTATAACGAAACGGCTACATTTGTCAGTACTCATACAAATAACACGCAGTATTGGTATAGTGTATATGATCCGACAAAAAACAAAGTAGTAGAACTTCCACTAACAAAAGGAAACATTGATTATTTACTAAAAAATATAAAACAAAATGCCACTAAGTGATTTAAAAATTATAGAAGAAGTAGAAAAGGGGAATATAATTATTGAGGATTGGGACATTAATAGGCTTAACGCTTGTAGTTATGATGTTAGAATTTCCAATATTATTAAAGCCCCAAAGAATTATGTGCTAGATACCCGCACCGAAAACGAGTGGATAGAATACCCAATAGAAGAAAAAGGGTTTGTAATTGAACCCGGCACAATATACAACTCTTGCATCATTGGTAAATTTGGCGTTAAAGGTAACATTTGCGCTAAGGTTATGGGTAAGTCTAGTTTAGGGCGTTTAGGATTAGATGTAACCGTAGGAGACGTTGGGCATTGTGAACCGAATTTCGAGGGCAGCTTAGTCATTGAACTTGCAGCTAAACAGCCGACTATTATCTATCCGAACATGAAGATAGGACAAGTTTTATTCTATTACATAGACGGCGAAATAGAGCGTTATTATTCTAAAGTAAAAAGTAGTAAGTACATGAATCAATCAGGCATTCAAACTTCTTTGAATCATTTGAATTTTTAGAGTATATTTGCCGAGCAGTTAGTTTATTGAAGGGACGCTTTAAACTAATTTAAAAACATTGGTTAATTTTTAACCGAGCCTCTTTTTTGCACGTCCCGCAGATTAGGGGCTTTTTTATTTTATGATTGAAGAAATTAAAGTTGAAAAATCAAGAAAACCAATTTCTAAAAAATTACGTTTTGAAATATTTAAACGTGATAATTTCACTTGCCAATATTTCGGTTCAAAAACGCCTAATGTAATTTTAGAGGTAGACCATGTTTTACCTATTAGTAAGGGTGGAAATAATTCAATAGATAATTTAATTACATCATGCTTTGATTGTAATAGAGGTAAAGGAGCAATTGAACTTTTTAGCATTCCATTGTCATTAGAGGAAAAAATATCTATAAGCAAATTAAAAGAAAGTCAATATAAAGCTTATAAACAGATGCTAAAACAAATTGATACTAGAATTGAATTAGAAATAAATGAACTTGAATATATAATAGGAGAAATATATTATTGCCACTTTTCTAATAAGTTTAGATTTAGTGTAAAATCTTTTATAGAAAAAATAGGATTTAAAGAAACTAAAGCAGCATTAGAAAAAAGTACTAGATTAAATGATTGCGAAGATTGTTTAAAATATTTTTGTGGAATTTGTTGGAATATTATAAAAAATAAATAGCCATGGAAGAAAGTAAATTAGATATATACTCCCTATCTAGGAACTTTTGGAATTATGCTTTTGATAATCCAGAGAAAGTAAATACTAATCATATTGCTATTTATTTTTTTGCAGTAGAACATTGCAATAGATTAGGATGGAAGGAAAAGTTTGGGTTTCCTACGTCTATGGCAATGGAAGCAACGGGTATAAAAAATTGGCGTACTTATTCAAAAGCGTTTAATGAGTTGGTAGAATTTGGGTTGATTAAATTGATTGAAAAAAGCACAAATCAGTATTCTAGCAATATTATTGCTATTGTAAAAAATACAAAAGCACAATCAAAAGCACTAGACGTAGCACTGCAAAATCACAGTCAAAAGCAACGCCAAAGCAAAGCTAGTATAGATATACAAGATACAACTATACAAGATACAATTATTGGTGCATCCGCACCCACTAATAAATCTATTGAAGAACGTTACAAAGAATTTTACAACGAAGTAGCTACTTTCAAGGAACTTTATAAAGCTGAAACACTAAGGGCTTTTTTCAACTATTGGATTGAGCAGAATAAATCAAAAACTAAGATGAAGTTCGAACTTGAAAAAACATGGAATACTAGCCTAAGATTGAAACGTTGGGAAAGTAATAACTTCAATACCCCAAAGCTACCACAAGAACCCGTTAAACGAATCCCACAATTTGAAATGTAATGATTAGTCAAACAACGATAGAAGCGATAAAGCAACGAATAAACATTACCGAGCTAATAGGTGACTTTGTTAAGCTAAAAAAGGAAGGCGCAAACTATGTAGGATTATGCCCTTTCCACGATGAAAAAAGCGGGTCGTTTACCGTTAGCCATTCGAAGAATATGTTTAAATGCTTTGGATGCGGCAAAAGTGGAGACGGGATAAACTTTATCATGGAGCATAACAAACTAGGTTATGTTGATGCGATTAAATTACTTGCCACAAAATACAACATTGAAATAATCGAAGTAGAATACGAAGAAACCAAAAGAACTTATACAGCACCAGCTCCAAGACTTGAAAAGATTAGTAAGCGTTTTATTGAGTGGTTCGAAAATAGAGGCATAAGTAATAACACACTTTTACGGTTTAAAGTTACCGAGTGCCTAGAATGGATGCCAAAGGCTAGAAAAGAGACTACAACGCTTTGTTTTAATTATTATGAGCAAGACAACTTAGTAAATATTAAATTTAGGGCAGCAAACAAGGATTTTAAGCTCTCAAAGGATGCTCGCCTTATATTCTATAACCTAGATGCAATTTCTGGGCTAAATGAGGCTATAATTAGCGAGGGCGAAATAGATGCTATGTCATGGCATGAAGTTGAGGAATACGCAGTAGTAAGCGTTCCTAATGGTGCAGGAACAGGTAACTTGAAATTAGAGTATTTGGATAATTGCTATTCTTATTTTGAAGGCAAAACGAAAATTTATATTTCAACCGATAATGATGAGGCGGGGCGTAGATTATGTGAAGAACTTTGTAGGAGGTTAGGAAAAGAACGTTGCTACATTATCGAATACCCTAAAGACTGCAAAGATGCCAATGATGTATTAGTAAAACATGGGAAAGAAACATTGAGGAAATTAAAGCAAGATGCAAAACTTTACCCATTAGACGGCGAAAGTACTATTGAGTCAATGAAGCCTATTTTATACGACTTTTACGAAAACGGTTATCCGAAAGGGTGCGAAAGTGGATTGATAGATGACAGTGGCGCAAATGAAGGATTTTTAACTTTTATCCCGCAGCAACTCACAATGGTAACTGGCATAAATGGGCACGGTAAAGATGAAATAGTTAATGCGATTTGTGTCGGACTTGCCAAAGGTAGCGGGTGGAAAACGGCTATTTGCCAATTTGAGGAAAACCCAGAGATAACGGCGAGTAAGATAATAGAAAAGTTTGTAGGTAAAGCGTTTGATTTTCGTAAAGATGCAACTAAGCGAATGAACAAACAGGAATTTGAGCAAGGACTTTTATTTGTCGATGAATATTTCAAGGTGATGAATGTCAATGAGATGGGAACGAGTATCGACGAAATTTTAGAGAAAGCACGTCAAATGATTTTTAGATATGGCATTAATGTTTTAGTCATTAGCCCGTGGAATTGTATTGAGCATCAAATACCAAACGGGATGGCTGAAACAAACTACATAAGTCTTACATTATCAAAGATAACTAGATTTATAAAGAAGTTTAATATACATTGCTTTCTTATTGCTCACCCAACTAAGATGCAAAAAAATTTGCAGACTAAAAAGTATGAAGTACCGACACTACAAAATATTAGCGGATCAGTTCACTTTGCGAATAAGGCACATAATGGGCTTTCTGTATATCGTAATTTTGACGACTTTACAACAGAGGTTCATATTCAAAAGGCTAAGTTCTATTGGTTGGGTCGTATCGGTATGCGATTATTTTACTACGATTCGAAGGTTAGGCAGTATGTTAGTCAATACGCTACAACTCCAGAGAATAAACCAGTCATGCCCCCACCTAATTTTAAAAAAATAGACATCCCACCTAATTTAGAGGAAGGGCATTTATTTATAGATGAAGATTTGCAAGAACAACCGTTTTAATTATGGAAAAATTTAATAAATACAAATTCTACATTGAACAGAAATTGCAAGAATATTGCAATCGCAAAGGGTATACTTTAGTGAAAGAGTGGCAGTTCCATAAAACTAGAAAGTTTCGTTTTGATTTTGCCGTGTTAGAAATAGCGTGTGGATTCGAATTTGATGGGATTATGAGCGCAAAAAGTAGGCATACTACAGTTACGGGCTTTACAAATGACTGCATAAAAACTAATTTAGCGCAAAATTGCGGTTGGAAAGTGTATCGTTTTACTGTTCTAAACTATACGGATATTGATAAATTAACGTCTGATTAAAAAAATATTTGCCTATTCACCGATTAGTTTATTAATGTAACCAAAAATGACTATATTTGTGTCATAAACAAAAAGATATGAAAAAGATAACAGATTTAAAAGTAGTAGTAAAAACAAAGAGTAACTACAAAGGGCTTAATGGACAAATTTTAAAAGTAAAGGAAATACTAAACACAACAATAGTTTGCTTAGTTTTCTTAGAAGAACTTCAAAAAGAAGTTACAGTAGACTTCAACATTAAAGAGATTGTTAAGTTTATCTAGTAAAAATGATAGGTTGAAATACACCTCTCAAAATTTAATTTTACAAATTTATTTTTGTAACCATAAATAACTTATATTTGCATTATAAAATTAGAAAATAGAAAAAATGAAAAAGTTAACACAAGAAACAGTAATTGCAAACACAGTAAAAATGTGGAAAGAAACAAAAGGCATAGATACATATTGCACTTTTTGGTGATTTGCAAAGCACGCAGTAAAAAACAAAAGCTTAGAAAAATTGCAACTTTTGAAAACTGAATACTACGTTTTAAAAGGAGTAAAAGTTTTTGGAACACTTTAATTTATAATTCACCCCAACAAGTTGGCAGACCTTCAAAACTGCCTGTTTTATTATGCTATCCTCAACCCCGCTATTTATACGTTCATTTCGCTTATCTCATGTGCTAGATAGACAAACACTAGCAGTTAAGCGTAAAATGTCTAAATACGGCTGGAATGTGTTTTTACATCGTAGAAATGATATTTTAGCTAACAGAAAAAAAATTGTAGAATATTATGAAAAAAAGCAACGCAGGGAGAAAGTCACTACCTTACAAGTCAGTGCCTCTTAATGTAAGAGTGCCTGAACCGATTAAAGAAAAAATTAAAGAACAAGTAAAAACAGCGATTAAATTATGGAAAAGTCACCAGTAGAATTACTATCAATTGTTTGCGAAGTTTTAAAAGCAAACGAAAATCAAATTAAAGGGAATTGTCGTGAAGGTCAATATGTTTCAATCAGACATATTTACTCGTACATAGCAAAAGAGTATTTCTATTTTACCTTAAAACAAATAGGCGATACTTTAGGCGGTCGTGACCACTCAACTATTTACCACTCTATCAATTGCATAAAGATTAAATTAGAACTGAAAGACGAAAAGTATATAACCAAAATAAGTGATGTACTAACTAAGTTAGGAATTGATTTTGAAGTTAAAAAAACTGAAAAAAATATGCTTCTTTCATTAGTAGATTTGACAAGTAAATACAATTCACTTCGTAAAGAATACGCACTACTAAATTCTGAAAATACATTCCTTAAAAAGAAAATAAGCAATCTTGAAACGCAAAACAGACTTTATAAGATTCACCGATAAAAATTGCCTATTCACCGAATAACCGATATTTTAAAACATTGTATTTATTTATGTAACCAAAAACGGCTATATTTGTGGAACAATTAATAACAAACAAAAAAATAGAAAAAATGAAAAGTACAACAGTAAAAACAGAAGTAAAAGTAATCAGCGGAATTAGTTATTCTGGAACTGAAATGATTAAAGTAGTAAGAAGAGATTGTAGTATTGGCGAAACCACATTTTTTATTAAATTAGACAGTAAACGCCGTGTAATTTCAATATCTAACGTTTATGATTCGTTTTGCAAAATAGGATACGATTACAATTTAGCTGGTACAGATACAGGTTTTTTAGTTGATGAAATTGTTAAAGAACTAGAAAAATATAATTCTTCAGTAATCGTTATAAGCCGTGCCTACCAAAAGTATTACGATGCTAGATTATTACAAGACTTCAAAATACAAAATAATTATGGTAATGTTTACGATTACCCACTTTATGAAATGGTTGAAGAATTAAAGTCAAACCGTGTTATTTTATCTTTACTAAAGAAAAATATCGAATTAAATTTTAACTCAAATAAGCTAAAGAAAGAAGTTGATGCAAAAAATGAAACCATAAAAGAATATGAAGAGGTTATCCGTTTTGCATCCATTTTAAAAGCCCCTACTGTTAAAGGTAAAGTTATTGAACTTGCAAAAAATAAAGCAAAAGAAGCCGATAGAAAAAAGAAATTAGCTGATAAAAAAGAAGCTGATTACCTAAAAGCATTTTATAAAAAGTTTGGTAAAGATAAATCACCAGTTACCGTAACTCGTAATGTTTGGAGTAAAGGGTCAAGAGGTCATTTTAACCTTAAAGGAGTAGAATCGTTTAGAGGTTGTGTAATTTCTACAACGGCAAAAACCACAACGATTGAAACACTTGAAGGAGAAATTATAACTACAAAGGATTAATAATTACATACTAAACAAGGCAGATAACAACTGCCTTGTTTTAACCTCATTCGCAATTTTGCAATATATTTCACTACACTTTTTTTTATTTCAATATTTAGTTGTAGTTTTGGTGTAATGATTTACATAAATATAACAGACATTAAGGCAAACCCAAAAAATCCTCGTGTAATTAAAGACGAAAAGTTTTCTAAATTAGTTAAGTCATTACAAGACTTTCCAGAAATGCTAGAAAAACGCCCATTAGTTTGCTTCACTGACATAGATGGTAAGCTAGTAGTACTCGGTGGCAATATGCGCCTAAAAGCGGCTAAAGAATGCGGAATGAATCAGCTGCCAGTTATACTTGCAGACGATTGGACGGAAGAACAAAAGAATGAGTTTCTGATTAAAGATAACGTAGGTTTTGGTGATTGGAACATTGAAGAGCTGCAATCCGATTGGGACGTTGAGAAATTGGGAGAATGGGGGGTGGATATTCCTGCAGGATTTAAGGTGGAACTCGAAGCCGAAGAGGATGAGTTTGATATTCATGTTGGTGGAAGCGAAACCGACATAGTATTGGGTGATTTGTTTGAGATAGGGCCGCATAGATTGCTTTGTGGTAGCAGTATTGATGCTGACCATATAAATAAATTAATGGTTGGTATTGATCCAGATTTAATACTTACTGACCCACCATACGGAATGAATGCAGTAAGTAAAAGTGGTGTATTAAAGGAAAGATATGGTAATGATATTTTAGGAGATGATAATACAGATGTTGCAAAAGATAGTTTTAATTTAATTTATTCACTTTATCCTAAATCACATCATATTTGGTGGGGTGCTAATTATTATTCATCTGCATTGCCTGATAGTGAATGTTGGCTAGTATGGGATAAAAATAATGGAGGCAGCGACCAAACTGATTGTGAACTTGCTTGGACTAATATTAGAAGTGTTGTAAGACAATTTACACAAGCATCAGAAAAGACAAATAGAGTCCATCCTACACAAAAGCCAATTAAATTGGTAGAATGGTGTATTGAAAGAACAAAAGATAAAATTAAAAATATAGCTGATTTTTTTGGTGGTAGTGGAGTAATAATGGCAACAGGACATCAAAAAGGAGTTCCAACATTCTTAATGGAACTAGACCCTAAATACTGCCAAGTAATAATAGACAGAATGAAAAAGTTAGACCCAACAATAAAAATAAAACGTAACGGAAATGCCATTCATTAAAGGAAACAATTACGGAAATACATTTAAGAAAGGACAAAGCGGTAACCCGAAGGGGCAGCCAAAAAAAGTATTGTCACGGGTTAATGAACAGCTAAAAGAAGAGGGATATTCTGCGGCTTCGGCTAATAATATAGTTGAAGCTTATTCTATATTGATTAACCTAGATGAAGAGCGTATTAAGTCAATAATAAGCGATAATAGTTATCCTATGCTTATGCGTATCGTGGCAAAAGAAATGCTGTCTAAGAACGGTGCAGAAATGATTGAGAAAATACTAGACAGGGCGCATGGTAAGGCAATACAAAAACAAGCCAAAGTTAACAAGGACGGGGAGGATGTAAATATAGGTTATGATATTTCCAAGCTATCCGCTGAAACAATTAAAGAGTTATTAAATGCTTCCACTCCCGAAACCAAATGAGTTACGAAGACAACTTTTTAAATTATCATTCTATGAGTTTGTCGTTTACTTTTGGGATACTATAATAAACGAAAAGCCTATATGGAATTGGCATATTGAATACTTATGTAATGAACTGCAAATAGTAGGCGAAAGAGTAGCTAAAAGATTACCAAAAGAATACGATTACTACATTATAAATATCCCCCCCGGTTCTTCCAAGTCTACTATAGTTAGCGAGATGTATGTTTTGTGGTGTTGGACTATAGATACATCACAACGGTTTATTTGTGGTAGTTATGCAAGTACACCCGCAGAGGATATAAGCGAAAAATGCTATAACATTTATAACAGCGATAAGTTTAGAAACTTATATCTTAACTTAGTTTCTAAACAAAGTGGAGGTAAAACGGGATTTAAAAATGGCTTAGGAGGTGAACGTTACACCACATCAACAGGTAGTAGTATAACGGGCATTCACGCCCATCAAATTATACTAGATGACCCAATGAATCCAGATATAGCTAATAGTGATAAGCTAAGAGAAACCGCTAATAAATGGGTGACTGAAACGATAAGTAGCCGTAAAGTAGACCATGATGTAACTGTTACTATAGTTGTAATGCAACGGCTACATGAACAAGATAGTACAGGTATGCTACTTGCAAAGAAAGGGCTAAAGATTAAACATATTTGCATACCAGCTGAATTATCGAATGACGTAAAACCTATTGAATTAGCTGATAATTATGTAGATGGTTTATTTGATGCAGTTAGAAAGAGAAAGGATATATTAGCAACTATCAAAGAGGACTTAGGAAGCTATGGATATGCAGGACAAATGATGCAACGACCTTCTCCAAGTGAAGGCGGAATAATTAAAAAGGAGTGGTTTAGAATTATCAGTAAGTTTGAGTTGCCAGTCCCTGAGTGTATTAACTTTCAATTTGATACAGCATACACAGATAAACAAATAAACGACCCTAGTGCAGGAATAGCTTACTTTAAATATAAAGGCATTGTTTATGTGGTAGGAGTTGCAGAAGTTTGGAAAGAGTTCCCTGATTTATGCGAATGGCTTAAAGATTATACTAGAGAATATAAGTACAATCAATTAAGCCGTATATTTGTTGAGCCTAAAGCGAGCGGAAAACCTATTGTACAGAATATTAGGCGACAAACTAATTTGAATATAATTGAAAGTGAACCGCCTAAGATTGATAAAGTAAGTAGGGCAAGGGCTGTAAGTGCAAAGTTAGAAAGTGGAAAGGTAGTACTACTAGAATCACATTGGAACGATAATTTTTTAATGCAATTATCTTCTTTTCCTAATGCCTCACATGATGACATGGTAGATTGTTTAGTTGCATTGACTGATAGAGAATTAATAAAACAGAGTAGTTATGGACAATACGATTTCGGATAATAATAAACAATGGCTACAAGCAAATTATAATATTTGGGAGCGTCATAGAGTAGGAAATTTTAAGCATATTGATAGAGAAGAAGCTAAACGGTTTCAGTCAATAGCAAAAGAAATTGACGATGATAGATACTTTAGTATTTACTCTTGTGATAAATGTATTCAAGAATTAGTTAGATTTGTATTTACTCAATACGATAAAGAAAATGGGAAAAGCATCGAAGTTAAAGGTAGCGAGGAAGTTAGCAAAGGAATATCTACCGCCAAACGAAAGTCACGAAAAGAACTTAAAAGCAGCGTATAAAAAGTACGGTGCAAAAGGGTTATTAGGTTATTTTGTAGCATTTAAGAAAGATGAAACTAACGCTTAAACAATATCAAGAGGTACAAAAGATTTGTAAAGAAAATAGTGATGTAACTATTGCTAATGGCTTAACTATATCATATCTATTTGGGTTAACTATTGAGCAAGTAAATCAACTTTCAGCAAAGCAATACTTTAAATACTTAGGCAAAATTAGCGTTAGTAAACCATTGTTTAATTTTACTGATAGATTTGAAAATGATGTCAAAAATATTACTTTCGGGCAATGGTTAGAAGTTACACAGTGGCTTAAATATGACATTGATACCATCATTGATAAAGTAGCTGCATCTATTTTATACGATAGAACTTCACATCCATTAGACTGTAAACGTATTCAAAAGTTTAATGCAGGAATAGTTATTGATGCAGTTAGCAAGTTTATAGAAAGTTACGCTAAGTTACTTAATGAGTATGAGTGGTTATTCAAAAGTGATGATGATTTCGAAGGCGAGACAGAAGCAGAACGTTTAAGACGTTTACGCAAAACACATCCATTTTTAAAGCAATGGGGATGGATATTCTCAGCTAAAGAAGTTGCGCAGCATAACGGCATTAAATTAGATGAAGCCTATAATTTGCATATCATAAAAGCATTAAATGATATGTGTTATTTAAAATCACTTTCTAAATATAATGAATGGCAAAGCAAATCAGTTTAGATTTTATTGATAGCTTAGGGAATGGCAAAGATGACTTCTACCAAGCTAAAAGTACTAATGTTAAGACTACTGTATTAAAGTTAGGCATCCTTTACGCCAAGCACATGGCAGACGAATTAAATAAAGCCCATGCAGTAAGTAGCGGTAAAAGTGCGGATAGTTTGAATCCAGATGAAGTAGTAACAAATAACGGTGTTACTAGCGTTAATATCAAAGGTAGTTTTTATTTAAAGTTTGTTGATAAAGGGGTAAATGGTTGGGCGCAAAATAGAGGTAGTATTTATCAGTATAAGACTAAAGGAGTTAAGGCAGGTAGTCCAATGGTTAACTCAATTAAGGCTTATTTAGAGCGTGAAAAAGGATTTACAAAGGATAAGTACAAGTCGGGTAAAGCTATTAATGACAAAGAAGAAAAGCGCAATAAATTAAAGAATGTAGATATAACTACACGCCGAGCGATGACGGTATCTTATATGATTAAACGAATGGGATTAAAGCCTACTCACTTTTTAAGCAAGGCAACAGAAAAAGTAAAAAAAGATATTGTAAAAGAATTAGGCGAAGCATTCAAAAATGATATAATTTCGCAAATAAATTAGAAAATATGAAAAGATTAATTATTGCAGCATCATTAGTAATAGTAATACTTAGCTGCCAAAAAGAAACTACAAAAGCAAGAACATTTAGTAGTGGACAGATAACCGATACCACTTACGTTAAAGTAACTGAAATGCACAACTATAACGTTCCTGAACAGGGCGTTAGAATGATGTATTGGGCTGATACAAATGCAGTAAAAGAATTGATTTTAATGATAAATTCAAATGATGGGCATGGATGGACGCAAAAGCAAGGGGACTTAACTTATCAAAGGTTCTTGATAGGCGGATACTACTTTAAATACTTTTTCCACTTAGTTCTAAAAGATAATAGTACTTTTGATACTCAAATAAAAGAGTATCACCGATGACTTTAGAAAGTTACCCACCACAATATAGCAGCGTGAACGATTCATTAGTTTGGGTAGTTTACGATGCACATTCAACTAATCCTACTACTTACCCAAACTATAAATATATTGCTACCTTAAATATTGGTGGGGTTGAAGTAGCAAGAAGTAGGCAGTTCCAAGACCCTACTAATAACAGAGGTATTTTTGATTTTGGACGTGATTGCCGTGATTATATTAATGCTTCTTTACTTTCAGAAATGGGGCAAGGTGTATTTGCTATTGATGTAGTAGTTAAGTTTTATGAAGAGTATAACGGCACTATTGGTAGTGTATTAATTACAGACTCAACACGAACTTTTTTCAATCATTATAATAGTCGTTATAATGACTTTACTATTTTAGGTAACTATGCTAATAAGCCAGCAACTTCACGACCACTAAATATTGAATTATTCAGCGATACGGATAAATATTATATCCCTTACTTCGCTACATCAACAACACCGTTCAATGTTACTATCAATGGTACTACAACTACTATCACACCTACAGTTGCCAACACTATCCAAAACATTAATATTGCAGTAGGCGCAACGAGTGATTACACCGTTATTTTAGGAGTCGTAACATACCAAGTAAAAGTTATATGCGAACCTATTACCACCCATTATATGGTGCATTTCCTTTCGCAATTTGGCGGATTTGAAAGCATGAGTTTTCATAAGGTACACCGAAAAAAGTATTCTATAGAACGTAAGCAATGGCAGCAACCTAGCTATAGAGTTAGTAGTAGTGGGGTAGTATCTGTAAAAAGTGGTGATATTATGCACACGCAGAAAACTACTTTTGGAGTGGTATTCAATGAAAAGCTAACATTGAATACCGACTTACTTAGTGATGAAGATTATAAGTGGTTGTTTCAGTTAGTAGCCTCTCCTATTATCTACGTTCAAGATGGTACTACATTATATCCTGTGACTATATCGGCTACTGATTACGATGTTAAACAATGCTTAGTTGACGGATTGAATACACTAACTATTGAGTGCGACTTTGGTACTAAATTTAAAGCTCAATTTCAATAATGGATAAAATATATATAGAGGGAGTTCAGTTAGATAGTAGCGAAGTATTCTCTACCATGGTTAGCTATTTGATAGACGACATAAAAGACTTTGGTAGTCGTAATTGTAGTGTTTCTAAAACAATAATATTACCAGGGACAAAGCACAATAATAAAGTATTTGGTGGCATCTATAATATTAGTTCATTCAATAATTACGACAGCACTAAGCCTAATGTTAACCTAAATTTCAATGCAAGTGTTAAGGCACAAGTACACGTATTTAGGGATAACTTACAAGCTATTAAGGGAGTAGCGCAATTACTAGCTATTAATATAGTTGATGGATTTATAGATTATGAATTAGGCATAACAGGAGAGTTAGGCGGTTTTGTTTCTGCATTAGGTAGTAGCAAATTAGAGGATTTAGATTTCTCAGCTTACGACCATACTTATAGTATTGCTAATATAGTAGGTTCAAAGACTAATGTAGGCAGTGGCAGCGGGTATGTTTACCCATTAATTGATTACGGCACTTACTCAACAGACAAGAATAATTGGAAGTATAAAACATTCAGACCTGCACTATTTGTAAAAGAGTATATTGATAAAATATTTACTGCAAGTGGTTATAGTTACGATTGTGACTTGTTTAGTACAGCTAGGTTTAAGGGGTTGGTAGTGCCGCATAATCAGAAAACTTTAGTAAATAATACAGATTTATATTTTCAATCATCTAGATTAAACCAAATAATAATATATTCAGCAAGCACTAAAAATATTGAATTTAATGTATTTACAGTTTTAGGTAATTTTACATATCAAACATATTTAATTTATTACCAAAAAATTAAATACAATGGGGCAACAGATATAGTTTTTAATATATCTGTTGTATCAAATGGTGTTACAGATGTTGGGGCTGTTTTTAAGATATATAAAAACGGAGTATCTGATGCAACTAAAATACACCAAATAATTGCGTATGTTGATAGCGATTTTAAATATGTAATAAATACCACATTTTTAAATATAACATTATCAACAAATGATTTTTTAGTTTTTAGTTTTAGTAATCCTTATATTGAAATTGAAAAGATAGAGGTTAAATTTATCGGTGCAAAAAAACTACCTATTCCTATAAACTTAGGTGAGCAATTACCTATAAACGATACTATCCTCAAAAACATCCTTCAAAAAGACTTCATCTCATGGATATGTAAACTATTCAATTTATTAGTCTATGAGGATAACTTTAAAGATAAACATTTGAGATTAGCCCCGTTCAGTAGCGATGGTATTATCGATGGATTTTATAAAGATGCTGATTCGGATAATTGGACTAATTACTTAGATTTAAGTAGTGCGATAAAGATTAAGCCAATGGGAGAACTTAATGCACGATACTATGAGTTTAATTTTAAAGATGACAGCGACTATTATAATGATTTGTATAAAAAGCGTTATAATAAGGCTTATGGTTCTTATAAATATGATAGCCAATATCAGTTCTCAAAAGAAAGCCAAAAGGTTGAAATAGGGTTCTCTCCTACGCCGTTACTAGGTTATGATGGAGTTGATAAAGTCTATTCAACAATATTCAAAAGGACGGGTACTGACGCTGCACCTGTTGAAGAAAATACAGATAGCAATATTAGGATTCTTCAAACGAAGGTTATCAGTGGCGTAAGTAGTTGGAATATTCTTGACGGTGCAACAGTTTTAGGAAGTTATACCGACTACCTTTATGCAGGACATTTCGATGACCCAGATGCACCTACCAATGATATTAATTTTGGAGTACCAGAAGAGTTATTCTTTAAGCTATTTACAGGGGCATTAAATGTTAATCAGTTTAATGTTTATTGGAGTGCTTATTTAGCTGAGTTGACTGATAAAGATGCAAGGTTAGTAACTGCTACATTTAAGCTACCACTAAAAGAAATTAGCAACTTAGATTTTAGTAAGTATAAATATGTAAGCGGTGTATTGTATCGGTTAAATAAAATAACTGATTATAATATTAGCCGTGAAGATACTTGCAGCGTTGAACTTATTAAGGTTACGAATAAGATTTATTAAAATAAAAACCCTCGCATAAAAATGCAAGGGTACAAAAAATTAGAAATATGAAAAGCAAATATAAAGTAAAATAGTTTATTATGGCAGATGATATACAAATACAGGCATCGTTACGGGTAGATAGTGGAGACAGTAAGAAAAGAATAGATGAAATTAATCAGTCTATTGCGGAAGCTAAGAAAGAACTTAGCCAAGCTACTTATGGCACTAAGGAGTATGCAGATGCACAAGATAAACTTAATAAAGCAACGGGGGATTTGACCAAAGTACAAAAAGCAATAGGAGAAGAAACTAAAAAAACTTCTACTGCATTTGGTGGGCTAAAGTCTATTATCACAGGGTTAGGAGTAATTAGTTTACTTGAAAAGGCTTTTGATATATTCAAAGAAACTTTGGGTAAAAATCAAAAAGTAATAGACTTTATGTCTACTGCAATGGGTACGCTATCTATTGCATTCAATGACTTGTTTGGATATATTAGTAGTCATGTAGGTGATATTGCAAAATACTTTAAAGATATATTTGATAACCCTACTAAGGCACTTACCAATTTTGCAGACGCTATAAAAAACAATCTTATAGAGCGTTTTAATTCGTTCATTAAGACATTGGGATTAGTTGGAGATACTGTAGTTAATTTAGTTACAGGGAAGTTTGCGGAAGCTGCAAAAAGCGCAAAGGCAGCAGCAAAGGAAAGTTTAGACGTAGTAACAGGTATAAATAATACAGGTGATAAGATTGCAGATATTGCAGGAAAAGTAGTTGATTATACCAAGAAAACAGTTGATGCAGCAGCGGCACAAACAAAGCTAGCTAATAATAGTAAGTTAGCAGCAGCAGAATTAAAAGGGTTAAAAGAGCAATACGATAGAGATGCAGAACAACAAAGGCAGATAAGAGACGACCAAAGTAAAAGTATTGAAGAAAGACAGGCAGCAAATATAAAGTTAGGTAAAATACTAAAAGAGCAAGCTAGTGTAATGACTGCATTAGCTGATGTAAATATAAAGGCAGCAAGGCAGGACTTAGCGCAAAATAAAGATAACATTGATTTACAGATAAAACTAAAAGATAGTCTAACAGAACGTAAGGCGATACTTGCTCAAATATCTGGATTAGAAAGTGAGCAAAAAGTTAATGAAATAGGTTTAGCTAAGGAAAAGCTAGACCGTGATAAGGCAATAAAAGAAAGTGAGAATAAGATATTTTTAGACCGTAAAAAAGCAGCAGCAGAACTAATACAAGACGAATTAGTTAAGGCTCAAACTTTACGAGTAATTCAAGATGAAGAAAGCAAACTAGAGTTAAAGCGGTTACAAGATAATATTAATAATACTAAGTTAGGCACTCAAGCTAGGGTTGATGCTGAAATTGCTTTTAATGAAAAGAAAAAGGATATTGATATTGCCAACGCTCAAAGTTATTTAGCAATTGATACAATTAAAAAGCAACGTGAAAAAGATTTACTAGCAGCAAGAAGTCAAAATAATTTAGACTTAATCAACCTTAAAAAAACGCTTGCTCAAAATGAAGTTACGGATGAAATAACAAAGTCAAACAATCTTATTGCGATAGCACAGCAAGAACATGACGCTAAAATTGCATTGTTAGAGTCTCAACGTGATGCAGAAATAGCAGCAGCAGAAAAGGCAGGATTAGATACGAGTGCAATAAAAGAAAAGTATAATATCCAAATAGCTAGTACAGATGCCGCATTGGTAGCAACGCAGAAAGATTTAAGCAATGCTATTATTGAGGCTAAAATGACAGAGTATTCTACTATAAGTGGACTAGCTGGACAACTTTCTCAATTAGTTGGGCAACAAACAATGGCAGGTAAACTATTAGCAGTTGCGCAAACTACGATAGATACTTATGTTGCAGCATTTAGAGCGTATAAGGAAGGGTTCAAGATAGACCCAACGGGTATATTTTCTACTATTTCTGCGGGTATTGCAGCGGCTACAGGTATTGCATCGGTAAAGAAAATACTATCCGTTCAAGTTCCAAATGCAGGCGGTGGCGGTGGTAGTTCACCAAGTGCAGTTAATGCCCCATTAGCCCCACAACGTTCAAGTACTTCATTAGATGCTGCAAGTATTCAAGGGGTAGGTAATGCTGCTAATGCGGGAGTAGGTAAGTCATTTGTTTTGGCAACAGATATTAAGGATAACCAAGAAAGAGAGGCTTTATTAATTCGTAGTGCAAGGCTTCACTAATCACATAGCAGGAAAGTTATAATCACTAGATATATTTATTATGTTATACATATTTTCAGATATTTTATTTGTTTCTTTATTACAAATTTCTTTTAAAATGTCTTCAAATGTATAGTGAGCGAATTTATTTTTAATAAGTGAATTCCTTTTTACAAGTTCAATATTAATATATTTAATTTCATTTTTAGTTATCTTTCTTTCCATTACTTATTAATCTATATTTAGCCTCAATAGACAATTCTAAAATGCATTGTTCAGTACGTTTTTCAATGGTAGCCATTTCAGCTACCATTTTTTTATGTTCATTACTTACCCTAACTGATTTAGTCTTAGTAAACTTATTTTTTTGGAGTGGTGTCAATATGCTACAATTTACTACAAACATAACTACCATATAACAAACTAACAAATCTATTTTTACATTATGGATTTGCCCATGTACGAATTAAAGATAGATGATAGCGCAGATAGCAATTTAGCTATGAGTGCCATTGCTTTGGTTCAAAGTCCAGCAGTTCAAAAAAACTTTCTTGCATTTAGTGAGCAAGTAAAAGAGTTAAAATTTTCAGCAGTTGATTTAGAACGTGGAATTATTAGCGGGTTACTCATATCGGCAAATAAGCCAATATATCGCAATGATAAACTAGGTGAGTATTACGTGACTATTTCACCAGAAGAAAGTTACAAGTTTGTCCAAAAGTTCTTTAAAGAAGGATATAATCAAAAGTTCAATCTTAACCACGATGATAATGCACAAGCCGAAGGGGTAACGTTATTCGAGTGCTTTATTTCAGATTCAACTAGAGGCATAGCCCCAATGAAAGGATTTGAGGATGAGCAAGATGGTAGCGTATTTATTAGTTGCAAAATTGATAATGAAGCAATAAAGAAACAGATTATTGACGGTACTATAAAAGGGTTTTCTATGCAGGGGGATTTTGGAATGAAGCGTGTTGAAAATACCGATTCACTTACACCGAAAGAATTTGAGTTTTATAACGAAGTTTTAAATAAACTACAAAATTTACAAAATGAGTTTACCAACTAGAAAAGAGGCATTAGCCAAGATTGAAGAAGGGTTGATTAAGATTAAACAAATGTTTTCAGATGTTACTATCAAACAAAAGTTTGAAGATGTGACTTTACAAGATGGAAGCATTATACAGGTAGATGTAGTTGCTATTGGTGGTAAAGTAACACAAAATGAGTTGCCTATTCCTGACGGTAGTTATACGTTGCAAGATGGTAGTACTATCGAAGTAGTAGGCGGATTAATTACAGAAGTTTCGGCAGCGGCAGACCAAGAGCCTACAGAAGTAGAACCTATGGATATGGCTACACCTGATAAAATGAAAGTAGCTTGCCAAAACTTTGCAACTGCAACACCAGAGCAACAACAAGCTATGATAGTTGCCTTGATGGATTATTGCTTTGGATGGCAGATTAAAAAGGACGCCGAGGATGCAAAAGTTAAAGCTGCTATTGATGCCTATAAAGCTACACAAGGGGCAACGATTGCAACACTTGCAGCAGTTCAAGAAACAATGAGTCAAACTTTTTCAATGGTTAAAGAAATTGGTGAAGAACCGATTAAAGAACAAGTGAAAGTTGATGAACCATTGACAGCTTATCAAAAGTTTCAAGCAAGTAAAAAAGTATTTTAATGGCAAAATATATTTTAAAAGATGGGTTTGAACTTACTCCATTTGGTGAAGATTCAAAGATAGATGCAAGCAATATCACAGACACTATTGCAGAGTATCTTATCGAAGTAGGTAGAGCATCATTATCTGATTTTGAGCCAATTGTAGAAGAAAAGCAAGCAAAAGATAAACAATTAAAAGTTAACAATTAAATTAAATAAACATGGCATTATCTTACACAGCCGTTGACATTAGGGGCGTAGCCTTTAAAGATGTACTAGGAGAAATCCTATTTACAAACAACACCTTAGAGAAGGGGTTGGTAACATTTGCCGATAACATAAAGGCAAATTCAGTTTTTACAGATACAGCGCATAGTATCACATTCGCAGCTTACACAGCAGGAACGCCAACAGCAGCAGGAACTATTGGGGTAACTGATAAGATTGTTACACCTTTTAAGTTCCAAGCCTACGATACTTTCGATATGGAAAGCTTGAGAACAGGCCGCTTCAACCGTGATATGAAACAAGGTGCATGGAACATGACTTCAAGCGAATTTGAAGCTACTGTACTAAATGGTATTAGTCCTTATGTTTCTCGTAAGGCAGAGGATACCTTTTGGAATGGTGCTAAAACAGCTACAAAAACAGCAGTTGCAGCCCTAACAGCAGGAACAGGTAATACAAGCGTAGGCGCAGCAGAACAGACTTATGTAGCAGCAGCACCAACAGGATTGATTGATGGGGTTGTTACTAAAATGATTTACGATACTACTACAAGTGCAGTAGGGTTACGCCAAAAAGTAGCAGGTACTACTATTACTGCAAGTAACATATTCACTGAGTATGGTAAATTGTACACAGGTACTAATGCAGCAGTTTTGCACGACCAAACAGCTACCCCACTTATCTACGCTCCTTATTCTCATTTAGCGTTCATTCGCCAATACAATACATCTAACACTTACAAGAGTGATGTATTCGTTGATAAGATTGTAGGTAACGAAATTTACTTCCAAGGCATCCCTGTTGTGTTTGTTCCATTGCCAGAAAACTGTATGATTTTGGCTACTAAACAAAACATTGTTTGGGCAACTGATTCAATCGACGATACTACTTATTTGAAGATAGGAATGAGAGATTTAATTTCTGATACTATGTTCTACAAAGTTGTTTTCTTAATGGAATCACTTGTAAGGAATCAGAAGTTTAACACACTTTACTTAGGGTAATTAATTAGAGGGTAAGTTGAACTACTTACCCTCTTAACTTTTAAAAATATTTTATTATGAGTTGTGCATTAACAAGCGACTATTCACAGGCATCATGTGGTGATTTGTTTGGTGGTGTTCCTACTATATTTTTAATTGAAAAGGCAAACATTATTAGTGTAACGGTTACCTCTGACGTTGTAACTTCAATACTAAAAACAGTTCCTTTTAAATTTAGAAAATACGAGTTAAAACAAGGAACAGCACAAGGGAAAGAAACAAAGACCGTTAATAAAGAAAACGGTACTTCGTCTACAAAGCAAACTGTTACTTTCTCACAGCAAGGACTTTCAGCAGCTTTGAGGACTGAATTAGAAATAATTTGCCAAAACTTGCTAACAGTAGTAGTACTTGATGAAAACGGTACAGGATGGCTTTACGGTAAGGATAAAGGCATGAGAGTTACAACAGTTGATGCTGATACAGGCAAGGCATTGAGTGACTTAAATGGGTATATGATTAATTTGGAAGCAGAAGAAAAGTATTTTGCTTACCCAATTGATTCAAATACATTATCTTTACTAACAGTAATTGATGACTAAGAGTGATTAATTAGTATATTTGTCGAAAAGGCAGCAGCTTTAAAATGTTGCTGCCTTTTTTAGTATAATTCAAATAATGATAGTCTTAAATAAAAGTAATAGTGAGGATAGTTTTGTTGTGACTTTTACGGAGAAATCAACCGTAGGAAGTCCAACTTATGAAATTACTTGCATAGATACTAATAATAATGTAGTTATTTTCAGCGTAACTTTTGAAGACGACATAAGCCCTTACCCTAATAGATATAATGAATTTGTAATAAATACTGCTTCAATATTTGCAGAATATCCATTAGGTACTTATCAATATTCGGCAAAAGAAACACAAAGTAATACTATTGTTGAAGTAGGTAAACTATTGCTAAAAGATAATACTAACTTTGAATTTACAGGATATCAGTCAGCTACAACATATAAAGGATATGGAGGATAATATAGGTACTTATAATATAGTTTCATTGAAGTTTGAGCAATCAGAACGCCCAGACTTTAAGCCAGCGTATGGATTAGATTATATAAAGTTTGGAAAGGATAATAATTACCCTAGTTTTATCAATAAGCTATATAATGAAAGTAGTAAGCACCAAAGTATTATCAATGGGAAGTGTACTTATATTTATGGCAAAGGTATTAATTCAGAAAATAATAGTATTGCTTCAAATGACTTTATAAAAAAGAATAAATCACTTATAAAAAAGTGCATATTTGACGTTGAAAATAATGGAGGGTGTTATATTTATGCAGTGCCAAATAAACTAAATACTGCCTATTCTTTTTCGCATATACCTTATAATAGAATACGTACTAATCAAGATAATACAAAGTTTTTTTACTCTACTGAATACGGCAAAAAGCGTGATATAAAATCAATAGAGATACCGTCATTTGTGCAAGGTGTTAAACAGGCTTCTATTATAATGTACAGGGAATATAATGGAACTAATGAAGCCCCATATCCTTTACCTAATTGGTTTGCTGCTTTAAATTGGATTGAGAGCGATATTGAGGTTTCAAAGCATACTTTAACTAATGCAAAGACTGGTTTTAGTGCTAGTAAGTTCATTAACTTTTATAATGGTAAACCAACACTAGAACAAAAGAGAGTAGTTACTAAACAATTCAAATCAGATTATGGAGGTAGTGCAGGAGATAAGATAGTAATAGCTTTTAATGATCCAGATGCAAAAGCCCCTACTATTGATGACTTAGGAACAAGTGACTTATCTAAAGAAGACTTTCAACAGGTAAATGATTTAATAAGTGAAAACATCTATGCAGGGCATGGTATTACTACGCCTCAATTATTTGGAGTACCGCAAAAAGAAGGATTAGGCGGCGATGGGCAGAAATTAAAGACAGGTTACACTATATTTAATAATACTTACGTTACTGCTAAGCAACAAGAAATGGAAGACTTGTTCCAAATGTTGGCAGCACTTAACGGTATTAATGATACTTTTAATTTTAAGCAATTAGACCCTATTGGTATAGAATTTGATACGGCAACTATTACGGCTAATTTATCACGTAAAGAGATTAGGGAGTTGTTAGGCTATGAAGATGATGGAGTAGTTACCCATAATATTGGAACTACAGAAGTAAATGACGTATTGACTAATTTAACAGGAAGGCAACGTCAAAACGTTTTGGGAATAGTTAGACAGTTCAGTACAGGTAAACTAACTAAGGCACAGGCATATATATTATTAAAGAATGGGTATGGTTTTACTGATAGTGATGTAAATGATTTCTTAGGGATTGATAGCGACCCATTAACACACGATGAAGTTAAACAAGCATTTAGCCAAAGTGATGAAGATTTATATTTAGTATTTGCACAATTTGGCGAGACTAAAGAAGATTATACTAAAGTACTATCTAAGTCGGCTATGATTGAAGTTAAACAAATGTTTGACGTTGCCGAAAAAGAATTAGGAGTATTGAGTAAAGCAACTGATATAGCCAAGAAGTTGCCAAAGTTTGAGGTTCGTTATTCTTACGAAAAAAGACCAGAAGTAAGTGGTAAAGATATACTACCAACTAGCAGGCCTTTTTGCGTAAAGATGATGAGCGTACCTAAGTACTATTCCCGTGAAGATATTCAAAAGATTAGTAGCGTATTAGGCTATGATGTATTCAATAGGGCGGGAGGTTTTTGGAATAATAACGGGACTATTGAGCCGCATTGCAGACACGAATTTCAATCACACGTTGTAATTAAAAAAAGTTAGTATGAGCAAAAATACACTATTAATTAACTATCAGATAATGATAAATAGAACAGAGTTACATACTAACGTTGACGAAAAGTTAGTAACCCCTACTATTAAGAGGGTACAGGATATGTACTTAATGCCACTGTTAGGAACTGCATTATTTAGCAAGTTACAAGATTTAATAGATGAGTATCCTTCGCCTAATTCAATGCCTTCAAGCGATTACAAGGACTTACTAGATGACTATATAATTGACTGCATGACTAACTATGTCATGGCTGAATTAACGTTAAAGCTGAATTATCAATTTTGGAATAAAGGAGTTGCTACTAAGAATGCACAAGATAGCACTAATAGCAATCCTACTGAACTTAATTCAGTAAGGTTGAGTTATCAAAAGTCAGGTGATTACTATGCTGAAAGGATGCGAAGGTATTTAATTAGATATTCTAAAGATAGATACCCAGAATACTTTCAAAGCATTTCTGGCATAGACCAACAAATGCCACAACAAAATACATTTGATTGCCCTATATACTTAAAGAATAATTATAGCGATATAGTACAGCCAAATGATAATTTACCCGACAATAGATTTGACTAATGACTTTAAATAATATTTTTTCATACTTACAAACTATGGGAGATTCCCATAAGCAGCTAAAGAAAACTATCATAAACGATAGAGATGAGTGGCTGTCTAATGGGGATGTAGATTACCCTTCCATGTTTTTAGAATTGAAGTCGGCTAAAACAAGTCGTGATAATAGAAGCACTATTTATACATTCGTTTGCATGATAGCAGATTTGTCAAATGTTGCTGCATTTGCACAAGAAAATCAACAGGAAGTACAAAGCGATTTAACACAAATAGCGGAGGATATACTTAGTTTATTGCAATATGAAAGCGATAAAAACAGCGACTTTAAAGCAAGTAGAGAAATTAATATCGAATACTTAACCGACCAATTAGAAGACATTGGGAATGCGATAGGTTTTGAGTTTAGTATAGCTACTAAATATGCAAGTAATCGTTGCCAAGTACCAACAAACTTTATTTCACCAAATGCACCAACTTCACCTTATATTATGGCAAACTATTCATTTAGAAATGATGCCCCAAAATATTCTTTTACTATTGAGGCATTGAAAAACAAACAAATACTATATTTGTCGATAGATGCAGAAAGCCCTTTAAAAGTAAATAGTAAACCTAATATAGATGAGTTCTACTATAATCAAAGTATAGGTGAATTTATCTTTGGTAAAGAGTTGCAAGAAGGTCAAATTATACAAATTTTAAATCGTTCAATATGAGGATAATATTAATATTTTTACTTTCAATATCTTTTTGTTATGGTCAAAATAGAGATACTTTAAAATATACGCCTAATAGGGATTATGGTGTTAATTTTAAAGCGATAAAGGTAGATAGTGCTTTTATTTTTCCTATAGATACAATAAAAAATAAACGTGGTGTAGCTATGTTAAGCAATACTATATATGTTGGTAATGGCACGTATTGGAGTTTATTAAGCGGACAATCACAATGGACTACCACAGGAAATAATATCTATTACAACGCAGGTAATGTAGGTATTAAGCTAACTAATCCGACATATCCACTTCATGTTAATGGAGATATTAATATTAGTGGGGTAGATGCTTTTAGTAATCCAAACCAATATCGTATTAATGGAGGTGCAGGATTACTAGGTAATGGAAGTACTTATACTAAGTTATTTAATCCTAGTGGGGCTGAAGGATTAACGCTAAATAGTAGCGGCGTTTTATTAGGCGGTTTTTATTCTGATAGTATTTTGTATTATAATAATGGAAATAATTCTCTAAAGCTATATGGCAATATTACAACTGCTAAAGCTAGACTAGATACTACAGTTAGTAATGGATTAGTAACCCCTACAATGTTAGCTACTAAAGGAAGTGGAACAGTTACAAGCATATCAACAGGATTAGGATTGAGTGGTGGCACTATAACTAATACAGGTACATTATTGGTAGATACAAGTAGTACAAGTATATTGAGTAGACAACGTGCAGCGGCTACTTATCAATCAATTGCAGCAGCTATCACAGGCAATAGCCCTACTATAACATCAAGTAAAGTACCAGTTACTTATTGGAATGGCACAAACCACATAGGCTATACAAACGGTGCAGTAATAGATAGCATTGCAGGTAATTTATTTGTAAACAATCTTATCGTACGTAGCACAACAGTAATATCAAGTTCAACCCCTATCAGTATAACAGCATCTTCTATACATAATTACATTATCACAGGCAGTACTAATCAAGTGGTAAATATGGCAAATGCTACTACATTGCCAAAAGGTGCAATGTTTACTTTTAATAACAATGGAAGTACAGGCGTAGATTCAATAAGAAATAGTTCTGGAACTTTGATTTTTGCAGTACCAAACGGAGGTTATGCTACTATTATTTTGAATGATAGCACAACGGCAGCAGGGACATGGGATTGGCATTTTAGCGCACCATCAGCAGTTCAATGGAGTACTAACACATTTAACTTGGGAAATGCAAGTATAACTAACGCAACATGGAACGGGTCAGTTATACCAGTAAATAAGGGCGGTGCAGGTGCAGTAACAGGAATATTAAAGGCAGACGGTAGTGGTAATGTTAGCGCAGCAACAGCAAACACGCCGATAACAATAACTAGCGGTGTAATAGGTGTAGATACTATAACAAGATATACAGGATTAGCTACAATAGGCAAAACATATAATGATAGTTTAGTATTAGCAACGGCAATAAACAATAAAGGAGTAGGCACTATCACGGGCGTAACAGCAGGATTAAACTTAACAGGTGGCGGAACTACAGGAACGGTAACGCTAAATGCAGATACAACAACAGGGACAACTAAATTAGCCACACAAGGATTTGTTACTAGAAACGCAACTAATTTAACTGCATCACAACCGATAAGAATTACAGCCAATGTAATCAATGCCGACACTATTACAAGAGCAACAGGATTAGCAACGATTGACCAATTAGTAAAGGATAGTACTGTTTTGGCGAACGGAAAACTAAACATATCCGATACAGGTAGTATGCTAAACGGCAGAATTAACGCAATCACTTTAAACAGCAGCGGAGTAATTCACAACAGCCCTATTAATTTCACAAGATTAGGGGGAGGATGGACGGGTCAAATGACACTTGCTAATCAATCGGCTTATCAATTATTTGGTACAGGTAATAGCACATCTACACCTACTTTTAGGTTTATCGATAGTAATTATTTTAATGGCGGATTTGCGACACAGGTAAGAGGAGCGGTAGGTAGCGGATTAACAGGTGCAATTGCAGCAGGGAGAATACCTTACGGCGCAAGTTTAACAACCCTTAGTAGTAAATCTAATTTTCTGTACGATAGTACTAATGCGGGTGGTATAAGACTTGGAGATACAACAATTACAGGTACAGGGGTGACAAACCCGTCTTATATTGAGTTTGGGGCTAATTATAACGTATCACCTATACTTAATCCCCAAATAAGATTTGCACATACATCTAGCACATTATATGGGATAGGCGTAACTACAACAGGATTTAATATGATAGCTCCAAACACAAATTTTATAAATCAAAACAATGGAAGCGGTAGTATATCAATTACTCCAACAGCAACAAATGGAAGTATAAATATTAATGGAACTAATGCCTTTGTGATTGCCCAAGGGTTTAGCGGAACGGCGGGTCAAAATCCTAAATATCAACTTTATCAAAGTTCGACAGGAATAGGTATTAGCGGTAGTAGTATTGATTATACAACAGGTAGTACTAACTTTAATCATGCCTTCTGGATTAATAATGGTGGAACTATTACAAGGGCGGCAACTATATTTAATACTACGGGTAATTTGAGATTAGGCACAACAAATACAGATCCAAGCGACAAGTTAGGAATAGAAGGTAACTTGTCATTATTGAATGTAGGAAATAAATTAAAGATAGCAACAGGATTAAATGCAAGCGTAGGAACTGCCACACTATCAAGCGGAACAATTACTGTAAACACAACGGCGGTAACTGCTTCATCAATAATACTACTTACACTTCAAAACTGTTCAAATTGTGGCACTCCTTATATATCCGCTAAGACAGCAGGAACATCTTTTTTGGTAAGTTCAACCAATGTATTAGACGGGTCAATAGTGGCATATCAAATAATAAATTAATAAGCATGAAAAAAATACTTTTATCAATCAGTTTGTTTGCGGCTATTTCAGTATCGGCGCAAACTATCTACAAGTCAATAAAGACAGCTACGGTAGCGGCTGTTAATCCTGTTGTGTTTAGTCCAACATTTGCAGAGAGTGATACGGCTAAATATGTTGGCTATTTCGGCTATACAGACACTCCGAGTGATACCATTTGCAAAGTTGATTATGTAGTTAAAGGTAATAGCGACAATAGAAATGTATTGTTTGGAAGTTACACTTTAACTAAACAAGAATACGCTAATTGGGTGTATGACGAGGATTTGATTCTATACGTGAGAAACTATTTATCGACTAAAGGCTTAACACTAACATTCAAATAAACTTCCAATTAAAACCTATTGATTACTACTTTAAAATGTCAACGAATACAATGGAACATTTACACGCCGCTAATGCTCATAACAAGTTAAGTCTAATAGGGTTGATTATATCTTGGATATGCGGAATATTGGCTAAAATTGAGATTAATGCGATAGCTAGTACGGCGTTAATATGGGTGTCATTAATCACAGGGTTAGCGACATTAGGTTTTACCATTGATAAATGGATACAAATGAGAAAGGCAATTAAAAAAGGCAACAAATACAATTATTAATATTATGAAAAGTTTAAAGACAACATTAGGCGGTTTAATTGGTGGTTTGGCCTTAGCCATTAATCCATTACTTGAGGCTTACAAGGCGGGTGCATTTGATGGTAAAACAGGTAGTCAATTAGTAGGGGCTATTGCCATTGTGCTTATTGGGTATTTCTCACAAGATATTAAAAAGGCAACGGGCGGCGATACACCACAATAGATTATAGTGCAGTAGCAAGAAGTGTCGACAAAACGGAGACACTTGCCACTCCCATCGAATTATAATTTAACGCAGTAATAAAAAAAAACACCAGTCGGCTTTAAGGTAACTAAACGTGCTGCGAACATTTAACCTTTAAGTTTAGTAGTTGTGAGGGTGACACAAACTGCATTATTTAAGCACCCATAATTTACTTAGGTGCAAGCCGTAGGGCGTTCAACTTGCCGCAGCCGATGAAATTGAAGCTGCGGTACTTTTTATTGAATTATGAAAACAATACTTGCATTAATAGGCGTTTACTTCTTACTAAGAGATTTGTGGTATTGGTTACTAAATAAAATGTTTAGATAGTATGAAAAGACTGATATGTTACGCATTGGCATCAACACTATTTATAGTTGGTTGTATGTCAATTGAAAAAGCTACTGATAAAGTAATATCCGACAAAGCAGCGACTAATAAGGTATTGGATTTGCATCCTTGTAAGCCTGTTAGTGATAGTGTGATTACTCATATTGATACACTAACTACACATGATACTATTACCAACGTAGGGTACTTTATTGACAGCGTTACTAAGTGGCGTTATGATACAGTTGTCCGAAATATTCGGACATTTCAATTGATACATAAGACGGATACACTCTTTGCAATAGACCAAAGAAAACTAGATGTTATGAATAACTCTATATCAATTCGTGATTCGCAAATTGTGGGCTTAAAACAATCCCTAGAGGACGAAACCACACATAGTAAGGATAAAGATAAATGGCTTTACTTATTTATAGGATTGTTTACATTAGTATGTGTTTATATAGCTTTTAAATTGTTTGTGAAATAATGCTAAACGTAATCCCATTAAATGATTTAAAAGAGCATGAGGAACAATCTACTTGCGAATGTTGCCCTACTTTAATTATTGTAAACGGGGAAATGATACTAATACACAATTCATACATTAAACGTGAAAAAAAAGAAAATTAAAATATGACAATAGAGCAACAAAAATTAGTATCGGCAAATAGAATAATGAATAGTAGTCCTATGATTTTAGGTAACTTATCGCCTATATTATTGCAAATACAAAAACTACTACCTAAACATTATTTAGTATCACTTAATAATGACAAAAAAAGTATTAATTGTGTATCCTTAATTGATAAGGGCATTACCGATAATGAATGGGATGAATTTAAGCCTAAAGCAAAAAGTATTATAGGAAATAGTTTTTTAGAATTTTACAGTAATATATGTACTAATCATTTAGATTTTATTATTTATGTCAAATAAAATTAAGCAACGCCCAGACTACTATTTAAGGCAACAATGTACTTCTAAGGATTTAAAGGCTATTTGCTATTTCAATAGAATAATAAAAAATTATAAAAGAATGTTACTAATGGATAATAATAAGTAATTATGCAAGAAGTCGCATATTATATATTTAAGCAAATAATAAAGTATACGGTAATAGCTACTGTTGTAGTTTATGGCATAATCTATTTACTATATAAACTATTTTAAATGAAAGAATACACAGTAACAATCAACGGCGGTAATCCTATCACGGTACTAGCTAACACCTTAGAAGAAGCAACGCAAAAAGCTATGAACTACAACATGATAGGCGATTGTGATGCAGTTGAATATTTGAGTAATATGTTTAATTTGAAAGGTAATGAACACAGTAAATAAGGCAACTATAGACTTAATAAAGTCATTCGAGGGATTTAGTGCAAAGGCTTATCATGATGCAATAGATCCGCCAAATGTGGACACAATCGGATATGGAAGTATACTTTATGAGGATGGAAGAAAAGTAAAGGTAGGTGACGCAGATATAACAGAACAAAGAGCTGTACAAATATTAATGTGGGAAGTAAACTTAAAATCTAAAGCAGTAAGTAAACTAATTACATCGAAAGTAAACGATAATCAATTCGGGGCTTTGGTTTCATTTGCCTATAATTTAGGCGAAGGCAACTTATCTAGCAGCACATTACTAAAGAAAGTTAACGCTAATCCAAACGACCCTAGTATTCAGCTTGAATTTGATAAATGGATATACTCTAACCACTTGCCCGTTAAAGGCTTAGAACGCAGGCGTAGAGCAGAATGGACACTATATAATACTAAGTAATATGCCTACTCCTATAATTCGATTTGAACCTTTGAAGATTATTAACACAATGTCTAAAATATGTCTACCGATAAGGAAAAAAGTAAAGGGAAAGTTGAATTAATAAAGGAGTATTATTTAGCTAATCAGTCCGAAGATTTACAAGTAATTTCCGATAAGTTCAAAAGCAGTAAACACACAGTATCGAATATTGTATCGTCTCTTCGAAAAGAGGGTAAAGTTCCACCATTGCCAGAAGGTTATAATAAAGGCAAAAGAGATAAACATAAGGCATTAGAGCAAGAGTGTGAAGTAACAGGATTACCCGCTGAAAGAGTATCGCATTATTGGTGGAAAACAAAAGACGCATCTATATTTGTCAAGTGTGAACCTAATGAAGAAATCGACATTTTAAATCAAATAGAGGACTTAATAACCGAAAGATTAACAACTAGAATACAAATACCAATAGACCCTAAAGAAAGCTGCCAAAAAGCATTAAAAGTAACCATTTCCGATGCGCACGTGGGTTTAGAACCAAACCCCAATGGTTACGGAATTTATAACTACAAATACAACGCTGATATATTCTTTCAAAACTTAGATAGCGTTTACAATTCTGTTATAGCTAAATATAATCAATTCGGGAAATTTGACACTTTATTTATTGATGACTTAGGGGATGGGTTAGACGGATGGAACGGATTAACTACTCGTGGCGGTCACGACTTACCACAAAATATGAGTAACGTAGATGCCTTTAAAACTTTCGTTACAGGAAAACTAAATTTAATCGAAAGGCTAATAGCCGCTAATGTATCGGATAACATAGAGTGCCGTAATGTGTCAAATGATAACCATAGCGGAGACTTTGCAAGGATAGCGAATGAGACTATCAAAATGATATTAGATAGGATTTACGGTGAAGGACAAATAGGATTTAAGATACTCAATAAATTTGTTGAGCATTTTTTTTATGGCGACCACTGCTTTATCCTTACTCACGGGAAAGACGAAAAGCAAAGAGTTAAAAATCTATCTTTAGACCTTACACCAGCTATTGTAGAATTTTTTAGAAGTTACATTGATTATCACGGTATTAATTCAAAGTTTATTCATGTAGATAAAGGAGATTTGCACCAATTAGGATATAAGCGTTGTAATAAGTTCGATTACCGCAATTATATGTCATTTGCGCCGCCATCCTTTCACAGTAGCCATAATTACAACGGCTCTTATAGTGGCTATTCAATTCAAGTAATAGACAAACATTCAGCAACGGTAAGCCATGAAGATTATTTCTTTGATTTGACTAAGTTATAGTTTACAATACACTACAAATAACGTAGTAAAATGCAAACATTAATACCAATATAAGCCTTAATGTTGCCATATTACTACAAAGCGTTCACGTTTACATGAACAGTCAAGTTTTGTGTACAAAATACTTGATAAATCCTATCAACAAAATCATGTAAAATAAAGCCATATTTGTCGATAGAATGTTGATAGAAAATGTTGATAGAAATAAAAAAAGCGTCCCCCATTGGTAACGCTTCAAAGCAAAAGAAATGACCAGTAAGCTGTTCTAATGGGAAACAATCATTATATAAATGATGTTTACTGCAATAAAATTAATTAATTTATTTCTCATTGTCTATAATTCATTTGGTGTCTTAATGCGAGGTAAATCTAAAAATTCGAAGTCCTCTTCCTTTAAGTATAAACCACTATGGCAAGTACAAACATCCCCGTCACTATCTATATATGCTATGATAATTATTTTTTCTTTTTTGTACTTTTCATAAACCCAATAGTATCCGCTTTCTCGTGTCATAATCATTCTTGTTTATAAGTTTCATTGTAATAATTGTCATCATACCTTCCATTTTCACCATGAGATAATCCTTTATTGTATGCATCAGTTATTTGCTGTTTTTCGAGTTCTTTTGCTAAAATACAAGCCTTTACTAAATCATTACCGATAAAGTATTGGCTATTTTTCATAAATTCTATTATAGTATCTACTGCTGTTTTACTCATAATTATTGTTTATAAGTGTCTTTAAGTTTATACTTATTTTTACTGCCAGAAATTAATTCTATAATACTATGTTTCTTTAAAAAATTAACAGTAGGCTTGTGTATTGAAATGATAAGGCATATATTATTTTGCCAAACTTTACTCCAATGATAGTAACCGCTTTCTAGTAAATAAGCATCTTCTTTACTAAGTTATTCCACTACATTCATTTGAGCTGCTGATAGTTTAATTTTCATAATTAATATTCTTTAAAAAATTCCAAATAACCTTCATCTAGCATTAATTGTTTGATAGATTCGAGCGTTTCGTTATCATTATCTCTGCCAAATAACCAACGCTCTAAGAGTGATTCTATTTGTGATAGTGTTTCTTTTTCAGTCATAATTTACATTTTTTCAAGTTCAGATAAAATTTTATTACAATAATCACTAGTTAAATAGTCGGCTACAAAAATGCCTAAATTACTCCAATATTTAATACTAAATGTACTTTCTATATTAGATTCTACTTGAATTATTGCGCATTTAATAGCTTGATAATCAAACCGTACATATTTATTGTATTTTCTTACAATTTTAATTGCCTTTTCTTTTGCTTCGATGTTTGTCATAATTTACATCTATTTTTTACTGACTGCCTTTGTTTCCTGTTAAGATTAATTTCTTTTAAATCTGTACGGTAAAGTCTAGTGTGTACGTCGTAGTACCATATTTGACCTTTTACCACTCGTTTGAGCCTATTTTTTACTTGCCAATTTTTGTACCTATGTACCATATTAGCATTTACCATTGTACGCATAAATACTTGATGTTTTGTTTTTAATCCCATTTTACTTCAATTTCTTTGCCTATAGTAAATAATCTGATTAATTGTTGTAATTGATGCAAGTATTGAATAGTGCATCTTTCATCATAAAAAAATCCATTATCTCTCTCCCACAAAACTATATCATCAGTAATATAATAGCCACCAGTACCAACTTTTACTACTCCATCTATCCTCTCCATTATTTCGGGAGTTAGTTTGATGTGTTTAATATTAGCAAATGCAGGATTAACATCTAAGGTAAGTAGTGTAATTGGACTAACTTTAAATTCAACATCATTTCTTAATACCCAATCCCCGACCATTAATTTTAA